GTAAAATTCTCTAATAGGGGACAGGTCATTTTTCCCAGCGATAAAAGATATGTTTATCGATTCTAGTTGTTTTAGTTTTGGTCTTAGCCCATGCAGGTCTTACGTAGCTTGCATGATAGTGAGTAGCTCCATCAGTTACATCTAGGTTAATACTTTCACCCATTATTATAGATGCATGTCTTATAGCCTTACCCCATGCTTTACTGTTTCTGTTAGGTTCGTCAGACTTACCATCACAATACCAACTGAACTGGCATTTACCTAATACTACTTTACCATTCTTATATGTTAGACCCTGCTTCACAACCTCACATATTGTGTTAGGGTATCTATGATCTTCTACTCGATTCATTACTACTTGTGCTACTGCAAACTGTCCTAGCATAGATTGATTCTTTGCCTCGTGGTACACATTAGCCGCCATGCACATTAGTGCTGTTTCTAGTATCATATCCACCTCGTATTATCTGCAGGTGCTGATTCAAATCTTTGATTCCAAGGCACCTTGTTTGTTGTTATACGATCATAGTGAGAGCGCAGTACTTCTAATCCGATAGCAAGAGACATTACATAATCATCATAACATCCTGGAGCTGCTTCTGCTTTCCCATGGTCATTTACTATATAATCTTTTAGTTCCTGGATAACTTCAATGCTAGGTATATATACATCATCGTTTTCTATAGCATTTTTTAAGTTACCTATAATTGTAGGTCTAGTTGCTGTAGTAGTTCTAAACCCAAGTCTTTCTCCTTCTTCTCTACTTACATTAGCAATCTTTGTTTGTTTGTATAGATTTACATACCCCATGTCATCTAGCTTCTGTAGTGTAGCTATACCCATTGAGTTAGACTCAACAGCAAGCAAAGCATTATTATAATACCTACCTAGATAAAACAAGAAGTCACCAAACTTACTAGGATCTATTCTATTGTTTCTATATACTGCAACTACTTCTCTATTTTCATTAAGCACAATAGAAGCAGAATAATCTTTACCTACACCTAGTGCAACATCAGCCCCAATAACATAACCCATATCATGGTTAGGGTAACCGTAAATTTCTATATCACCTTCGTTAGTTGTTTCAAAAAACTTAGAGTCTAGATCTAACCGCATCTTCTTTAAATAAGGTACTGGTTCTAGTTGTGTAAGTTTTCCTAAATCAAATACACTGCTGCCGCTAACTAGGAACGCTTCATCAGGAAAGCTTGGATACTCTTGGACAAACTTTCTTTCACCCGACTCAGCAATCTTAAGGCGGCGCCAGTATAACTGATCAAAGTCCAGTCCATGCTCATCAATGAGTTTAAGCTCCTCTTGAGTAGGTTCAAAGGTTTCTGGAGCTTCTCTCCTATATTCATCAGTGATATACCAAGGTAGAAATATAGGTATATACTCTGACTCACCTCTATGATAACCTCTTTCAGCTTGTTTCCATAACCGGTAAAATTCCCCTTTTGCACCGTTGGCTGTCGACTCCAGTATAACTTCGGTGCCCTCAGCTTGAGAGATACCTTGGAATAATCCGGCGAGAATCTTCTCGTCAAAAGTCCAAAAGGCCACCTCACTAAGGTGAGCAATAGTAGGGGTAGTTCCACGACCAGCTTCTGGAGAACCCGCAGTATATAATCTATAGCCTGCATTATTATGTTCAAATTTAATCTCCTTTGCGTTAGACGCTACTAAAGGAGGCTTGAATTCGTCTTCCATTCTCTCTATTAAGTTTTTACTCATACTAAACAAAGCATCAGAGGTAGCACTATCATGAGCCATTACTACAGATCTAGCGTTAGCAGTAAAGTAGCTCTTCCATGCAGTACGCGCTATACAGTAGGTAGATATACCTTGTTGTCTAGCTTTCAGTATTAAGGCTCGTACTCTACCTTTTTCTTGCAATTGTTCTTCTAGTTTACTATTTATTTCTTTTTGAGCATCATTAAAGATGAAGGGAGTAAATCCTCTAGCAGCGTCTTTAGTTATTATTTTTACTTGATCTGTAGCAAATCTTTCAAAATTAGTTTTGTATTCGTCTAAAAGCTTTCTTCTTCTTGCTTCTTTAATGATCGCGAGTTTTCGTTTATTGTCCATAATGAACCCCAATAGCTAGCAAGATTATTATTGCTATTACTCCTAGCACTATCAAGTCTTGTTTGTTTGTTTTCTTGTTCATTATTAATCCTTTTTATCCAGTCACTAACACTCACACCTACATCATCGCAGGGATCATTGTAGAGAATCATTATACCTCCTGGTTAAAATTTAACCAATTGTTAAGTCTCTACTAGGGGACACTTCTTTAAATAAACTTAAAAAAATCTCTCTCTCTCTATACCCCCTTATATATTCCATACCCCCCTTTCTTCATTATCTATTTCTTATATTTAATTCGTTTCACTCATTATTTATTTATCTCTAATATTTTATAATTTTTTACCTTTACTTATTTTTTCTTCATCCACTTACTCTCTCTAAAAATTAAAAATATTTCCTCTAATATTTTATATAATATCTTTTTCTTTATATAAACTATTTCAATCAACTTAATTTTTTAAACAACAAAGGTTATCTCATATGTTAAACAATCCTTCAAACAATACAATTTTCAATCACCAACAATTTAACTCTGTTACAAAATTCCTATCTCTTCCCCAATTCTCTAACCTCAAATCTATCTTCTACCATTTCAATACCCAAACCTCTTTACTTCTACCTTTCCCTAATACTAATCAACTATTCCTAACTACATCACCTCAAACCCTAACCTCACTTCAACCTTATATCCTTTCAATTTGTCCACAACTTCAAAATAAATCTATCCTTCTTTTCTACATACTATTCAATCCAACTAATAAACAATACTATTCTAACACTCATACTTTCATTAACCAAACCTTAAATCAACAACCTATTCCTAACAAACTACCTCCTCTTTCTACTCCTACCTATAATTCTCCTACACCTACTCCTACTCCTCAACCTACTCCTATTCAACCTCAACCCATCCCTTCAACCCCACAAGAAGAAGAAGAACCTCTTCCTCCTATCCAAATCTAACTCTCTTCCACACACATCGAGCACCCTAACGGGTGCTCTTTGTTTTTTTCAATGGTACCGTCATTGTTGCTACCGGCTTTTGGGTGCCACCGTCATCAGAACTGTCTCCTATTAGAGAGGGGCCGAGGGCGGTAAAGCCTATAAGTATAGTAATAGGGTGATTAGTGTGACACCAGCGTATCTCTCAAACCCCACCACCCTATACCTTCCTTAATTATTTTATAATGTTTCCAGCTAATTAAAAATAATTCTCATAATAAATTCTTTTAATCAATATAGAAAGCGAGCGTAACATGCAGTTTACTTATGATGATAACCTTTTCTCTGATCTTTGTAAAGACGTTTACGGTACCCGTGATCCTGCTAGAACCAATGGGCATCTTTCTCATTACTATACTGAGACACCAGAAAATAAACAAAAAATCTATGATGATCTTTGCCATTACATATATCACGGAAAAAGAACAGAGTATCTAAAATTACCTCACATAGGAGAATAACATGTTAAAGCCAATTAAAGATGTAAAAGGAGAAGTCATGTATAAAGTAGAAATAGAAGACCTAGATATGACTGCTGTTACTGTCGCTCAGCAAGTTATTCGTGATCTTATGTTCACCAAAGCTAACCCTGCCGGCAATAAGCGCCTCAGAACAATCAGCGAGATCTATAAGCTAGTACAAAAGAAGTACTCGCCTCAAGCGTCACCCATAGGTATTGCTGAATACGTCAAGACAGAGTATATATCGTGGATAAAGCACTTCGCTAATCTTCGTGAGTATTTAGATAATGACGAACTTCAGATCAAAACCTGGGGTCAACCACGCCATTTCAAATACGAAGACTTCTATGAAATCTGCCCTGATTGGCATAACACGAGCCTCGCTCATTCGCTGATCACTATCCACGATGACAACTTTAACCCTTGTATGCTTGAAGAATCATTCACAAGCCTACCCAAAAAGCTATGGTCAAAGAAAAACACTGACTATACTGACGTGCCATTCTAACAACATGTGAGCAACCTTGGGCACCCTTCGGGGTGCTCTCTTTTTTCAGAAAGGAACCGTAATGTATAAAGTTATTGATTTTATTCTCGCTATCGTCGATCTTCTAAATGCTATAGCTATCTTTGCTATACTAGTTATATTCGCTGTAATGTTACCGTCATTCCTCGGTGTTGTCACAGACTTCCTGGTTATCATAACAAGCCCAGAGGTGCTATAATGGATTTAATGACAACCATAGGTATCTCATATACCGTCTGTGCAGCCATATGTGCTTTTGTACTTTGCTACTGGATGTCAGGCGGTTTCAAATGATCTTCTCTATTATCGTTGTATGTAACCTCAGTAGTTGCCTCAACATCTCTGATACACTGGGTCCATACAGATCCATTGATCATTGCCTCTCACGTGCCGACAAAATGTACAATGACACTACTAAGGTGCTTCCTAAACATCGCCTCATTAGTGTTCATTGTACTATATCTCAATTCTTATCAAAAGGAATCAAAGCATGAATCATGATGCTATATTTAATTATGTCTTATCTAAATACAATATTGCCTTAGGTGTCGATGAAATAAACCACATTGTCACTTATAACCTCTTTGTTGACCAATATGTGTCTAACAATTATTCTCTTAACTAGTCTTTGAGTCCCATTATACTAACCTCTAAACAATTATTTTATAATTTGTTGCACGGCAAAAATTAAAAATAATCCTAACACTAACTTTTCCATAATATAAACTTCAAAGGAGCTAAACGTGAACAGTACATCACAAAACCCAACTTACCCTCGTTCAATCATAATTAAAGATCTTGATGCAAAATATTGTCGTATCTCTGGTACTGATGCACCTGTGAACCCATTCGGTTCTAAGCAGTGGGAAATGGTTATCGCTACCTCAGATCCTGCCAAGGTCAAAGAACTTAATGACTACGGTCTTAATGTCAAGCAAGACAAAAACGATCCTCAAGTTCATTTCGTTAACCTCAAGCGTAAAGGCATAAAAGCTGACGGCAACCCAAATGCACCTGTTAAAGTTGTAGATGGCAAACTTCAGCCAATCGAGTCTAGTAACATCGGCAACGGTTCTAAAGTCAATGTTAATCTATGGCAATATGCTTACGAAGCACCTGGCAGAAAAGGCATTGCAACTTCACTTACAGCAGTTCAAGTTACAGAACTCAAAGAGTATGCAGCCTCAGCAGGATTCGATGTAGTAGAATCAGCAACTGCAGAAGAAGGTCAAATCGCGTTCTAGTTCCTTTAGCTATAAGGAGCTACAATGTTTTCTATTTTATTGTTAATCGCTTTTATAACTATATGTGTTGTGGGTGTTCGGTATTACTGAGCACCTGCGACCTTTTTTGTATAAAACCGACAAAGTCTGAAAGGTAAGATTGTCCAATGAGTACAACCGCAAAACAATTTATAACAGTCGACGAGCTTCTCGTCAACAGCCCACCACACTACAAACAGGGCGACGTCGAGTGCATCGAAGCTATCAAATCTGCTACCGGTGCAGGCTACCAAGGCTACCTGCAAGGTAACATTATGAAGTATATATGGCGTTACCGTGCCAAAGGCCAAGCCATAAATGACCTTAAAAAAGCCGAATGGTATCTCAAAGAACTTATTATAGATGAATATGCTGAACAGGCAAAGCTAGCAGATAATCAAAAGCATAATGACTTTATAGATGAAATAACAGAAGGATGCTAAGATGAATCAAGAAACAAAAATTCCTTATAAATCAATGACTTATCCTATCGATGAGTTTGGCCGACTAGGTGGGTTGTTTACCCTAGTTGATTTACCTATAGCCAAATATGTAAAGTACCAAGACCTCAGTAAAGAAGACCAGAAGAAAATAGATGAATCACCAATGTGGAGAGACAATGCCTAGAAACCTTACCAAAGCCTACAAGAAAGAATGTTTTAAGTTTCTTGATGAACTCCGAGCTAGTGGCGAATGTAACATGTTCGGAGCCTGTACTTACCTAGTAGATGACTTTAACCTTGTTAAAAAAGATGCAGTGTCCTGCCTACAAGAATGGATGAATAATAAACGAGAAGAACAACTGCAAGAAAATTTTGAATTAGCTAATTAGGAGAATAGCAATATGAAGAAAGCAACAACAGCATTACATAGAGTAACCAAAGAAAGATTCCCAATGAGTGGTTATAAGTTTACTGTAACCAATAGGGAAGATCCTGCAGTTATAGAGTTAAAGAAAAACGTAAAGATTATGAACAGTGAAAGAGGCTGGGGAACCAAGATGAGAGTTAGACTCATGGGCCGTGGCCCAAGAGCTATGTGGGCCAAGCTAGAGGGTAAACACCCAAGAGCCTATGATTGTTACCTACCATTAGATAAAGCTATATATTATGATGTGTATGTAAATGATCGTTATGTTGCATATGAAGACCGTAAGAGTGCATAATGCTTGAATTAGTATTATATAGTTTTGCTGGCGGCGTAGCATTGGGCTACGTCGTATGGTACATAGCTGATATATTAGGATAACCGGAACAATGGAGAATGTTATGAGTGTTGACAATACAACAACGCAAGAGAACGATAAACATGTGTATAAAAAGCCTGATGGCGGAGAGATCCACTGCTATGGTAGC